GGCCGCATTGTTTACTTGATGGAAGTATGGGGAGACGACCAATTTGCCGCAACCCGCCGAGCCATCGTCCGAGCAGCCGCAGCAATAGGAGCCGCGAAATGAGCGACACCCTGATACAGCGGCTGCGCAGGCATCGTGGCGACTATGTCGAGGAAATGGACGAAGCCGCCGACGCCCTCGAACAGCAGGCCGCGCAGGTCGAGGCGCTGCGGGCTGCGCTGCAACTGGCGATGTGGGCGATGCGCGCACCGCTGGACGACTGGAAGGGCGAATGCGAGCGCAAGGCTTTGGACGCTGCGCATGCCGCATTGGGGCCTAACGTTCGAGCTAAGTTGGAGCCAACTTAGCCACCAATTTTCATGGGCCACGGCGGGTGCCGTTGGCTCTCAACTTGAGCGAGGGGTTAGGCCCCGAGAGGAAATGCAAGCATGAAGAATCTTGACGCACTGGTGAGCCGGTTCCTGACTTGGCCTGTGCCCGCCGATGTTTGGCCTGATGGCACGCCCGGACAGCCAGGCCGCACCGGCACGAACCTGATGACGCACGAACAAGCGCGGCAGATGCTGGCGTATGTGCTGGCCGGCGTGGCGACTGCTGAAGACGCCGCCGCCTGGGTGGAAGCGCGCCGCGATGCCTTCGTGGCTGAACACGGCAGCACCGACCACGACACGGGTGCGGTTGAGTTCGGGCGCGGCGCGCATGCTGAGGCGAAGACCGAGTACGTGGGCGAGTTGACAGAGATCGCGGAAGGGCTGCGGGCTTTGCCTGGGGCCTAACGTGCTCTAGGGCGACAAAGTTACAGCCGCGAACGCACCTAAGTGACTGTCGCCGCTCACCTAAAACCATGGCAAACACAGCAAAGTTACAAGCATCATGACCGACACCACCGACCTGATACAGCGGCTGCGAGCCTGCGTCATTTTTGAGCGAGAAGGCCAGTTAATGCGCGAGGCCGCCGCTGCCCTTACCCGGACTTTGCATGGATGTAGGAACAGGTTTTCGGAAGTGGTATTCCGCCGACCAGATGCGAGACGCAATCACCCAAGCAGTCTGGCAAGAACGGCAGGAAGTTCTACAAACCTGTTATGCCGTCCGCAATGAAGGCGACTTTGGCAAAGAGCACGAAACCTACGACGACGGCTTTCTAGACGGCTGCAACAACTGCATAAGCGCAATTTTTGAAAGGTCGAATCCATGACCCTGCCGCCCCATGTTCCCGAAACAGACTTCGGGAACATCCCCGCCCCGGTCGGCTGGATAGTCGGCCCGTGTGGGCAATTCCACCCGAACCCAGCTTCTGAGGTAAACGGGCCGGGATCGGTCGCGTGGTCGATCCCGTGCTACACAGAATCGAGCATGCGCGCCTACGCCACCGCCGCAGTGCTGGCCGAGCGGGAGACATGTGCGAAGTTGTGCGATAGCAAGAGCACGGAGGGCATTACAGCATTAGGGCCAAGCGTGTCGGACCTAAGACAAATTGTCTGCGGAACTGTCTGTGCAGATGCCATTCGGAACCGCGGCTAATTATGCTATCGCGGATAAAAGCCAATAATTCACCGATTTAGCGGGACATCCGGCGCACCAAAGTTCATATCCACATAGCCCACCCGCGTGCTGTGCGGACGATTGCACGCCCGCCAGAACTCCAGCCGCTGCGTCCGTGGATCGAACCGCATGCAGAAGTGATCCGTATCAACGTCGCCGAACTGAACCGCCATGTTCGGGGCCTTGATCGAGTATTGATACGAAGTCGTCGGGTTGTCCTGAATTTGAAGCCCGATGGCGTTGCGGACTTCCGGGCGAGGCTGGATGTTCACGCCGATCATCAGCGTTTTCGGGTTCGCCCCAATCAGTTCGGAGTTGAGCCCGATGCACGAGCCGCCTGAGTCCACCTTCTCCGTGAGGCACTCTCCATGAACGCCAGTGGCCCAATACGGGCCGTTTTTGTCAGCGCGACCGTACATGCCAACTACTTCGTTCTGCACGCCTCCGGGCCGTCCTGCGCCCTCGGCAACGCCATACACGCCCACGGCAGAACCGCCGACTCCGTTCATGTCGATCTTCGCGCCTCCGGCCACCCCTGCAATGAGGTAACCCGAGGCCGGGGAGACGTGCGAGCGATACCCCTTGATCTGCGAATCAATGACGCCGATGGCGATCGTCCCGGAGCTTTGGAATAGGGAGTAGTCGGGGCTCGACCAGAACTGCTTGTAATACGCAGTCGGTTGAGCAACAGCCGTTTTTGAGTTAGCCAGATAACCCAAAATCACGAGGCAGATGATGCGGATCATTGCGCGAGCCTCTCGTCCTTCTTCGCGCTGCTGAATGAGGTTCCGAGCCAATATCCGGTAATCGCGCCCAAGACACCCGAGATCACCGCCGCAACCGTCATCGCCCGCACGTCATCGCTGAAACCGTCTTTGAATAGGACAGCGGAGACGACGAGATACACGAGCGGCAACAACATGATCGTCACCCACAGCGCCATATTTCGCTTCGGCGGGATGCTGGACTGCGCGAGATTGAATTCCCGAGCAGCGCCGATGCCGGAAGAGTCCGTGCTGATCTCGTACCAAACCGACTTCACCGCCGCGTTTACAGCCGCGACAGTCTCCGGCGTTCCTTCCTTGATCGTCTCGACTAACTCCTGCTCATTGCGAGCGCCTACAGCCGATTTGACCGCTTCCACAACCACGGTTGCCGCAGCTTGATTCCTCTGAGCGACTTCGGAGCCGGTGCCCTTCCAGATATTCAGGAGGCCGGGAACTACGCCTAAGATGGCGTCAATTGCGGGAACGATGAAAGGGCTCACGGGTTCTCCTTCGAGGATGCCGCCCGCCTTTTTGTAGGTGGACAGGGCTTGTTGCAGAGTCTTGGTAGGTTGTCCGTATGGCGAGCCGGGAAGCGATGCCCATTCATCGGCGCACTTCCTGATCGCTGACTGAATGCGCCCGGCGAGCACGTCGTCTAGGGCTTTGCGTCCGACGATCAAGGCAACGGCGGCTTCGTCTTGCGAGGTAGGCGAGAAGTCACCGAATCCCCACTGCTTCACCAGTCCGTCCCATGTCTTGGAGAGAAACTGATACGCGCCCGCTGCGCTGCTGGTGATCTCTTTCGATCCCGACTTCGCCGTCTGCGGATCGCGGGGATGGTCGGCATATCCGAAGAACAGCTTGCCGCCGAACATGCGCCGATAGCCCTCCGGATCGGGGGTGCCTTCACCGACGCGGATGACGTGCAGGAATGCGCGGACGTTCTCAGACTTGAGTGCTGCGCGTAAGTCGTCGCGGGTCATCTGTCGGCCTTGTGCTTGAGCGACTCTTTGATTTCCTCGATGCCTGCTGCAATAGGATGCAGCATTTCCTGCAAGCGGTCATATCTGACGAAGTCGGAAACGATCCTCACCTCCAGATCGTTCAAGTCCTGTTTGAGCGACTCGACAGCGTGGAATAGTTGATTGGCAAACCAGCCGAGGCCGGTACAGACAACGCCCAACAAAATCAGAAACGCCTGCTCGATGTCCATGCCGTCTTTCATGAATCGCCCCAATGACTGTGCCCAGTGAAAACAACTGGGGGGCATGGTTTGTGATGCGGGCTGTTCGGAATGAACGAAACAATCCGGAGAACACCAGACGCGCGTCTCTCGGCATAGAGAAGATGGAAAAACGGACCCCATCGACTGCGCCGAATAACTAGATACGCCTCGCGTCCTTTCTGCTTGCGCCTGCGGTACAAGGCGAGCGCAAAGAAGATGCAGTTCGACTTACGAAACAGCGCCATAGGCCCGCGACGACGAAGCCGCGCCGCCTGTCCAGGTGATGGCGTGCCCGTTCAGGGAAACCGCTTTACCGCCTGCTGCGCCTGCAACAGAGGTTGCCGCTGGTGTCGATGTCATCGAGGCATCTGAACCAACAGCGCCTGCTGTTCCGCCTGCGCCGCCGACTGCGGCAGAGACAGCAGATGCCCCTGTAATCGTTGCCGCAGAACCACCAGCCGCGCCCCAACCGCCACCGCCGCCGCCAGCGCACCCGCGCAACGTAACTGTGTTGAAGCCTGCTGATTGCCCGCCACCACCGGACCCGCCGCCCAAACCAATGGCCTGCGTTTCAGACGCGCCGCCCGTCCCGCCTGCGCCACCAGTTCCGGGCAGGATGCGCCCACCACCGCCTGCGCCTCGATGCGTTGTGGAACTTGTCCCATCCGCGCCAGCGACACCAATCGCCCCGCCAGCACCGCCGATGTCAACTGCGGACTCTGTGCCGCCCTTGCCGCCACCTGCGCCGCCACCGCCCGCGCATTCCAATGTCCCGCCTGCGCCACCGCCACCACCACCACCGCCGCCGCCGATGTAGCCTGAAGTGTTCGTGATCGTGGTGTCGAAGCCAAGAGAGACAGCAGGCCCGCCCGCAGTCGCTGCAACCAACGAGCCGGATAGGTAGGTGGCACCCGCGCCACCCTTCCCCATGACGAAGCCGTTGTTCACGATGGTGATCGTGTCGCCGGTAGTTCCACCCGTCAGAGTCAGGCCCGCCGTGGCGGTGTTGTCACTCCACAGATAGACACCGCTGTTGATCGTGATGGTGATGTCAGTGGAGCCTGCCTGATAGCCTGACAGACTCGTGACGTTGAGCGATGCCTCTTGAGCACTCGCGGAGTACGTCTGCGAGGCAACCGCACGACTGCCTACGATGGGACGTGCCGCGAACGTCATGCGAACGCCTTGGAGAGTGAGCAGTACCAGAAGCCCGTGCTGCTTCGGTACGTCGCCACCAGCAGATCGACGGCACTAGCGGTTGTGGAGAGAACGCCTGCGGTTCCACCCGGCCACTTGAACGAAGTCGGCCACGTCATCGTCCGTGAACCTGTCGCGTCTTGAGTGATAAACCAATTGATCGTCTGCCCGTCCTTCAAGTTGCTTAGAGTCGGAGCCGCTGTCACGTTTGCCGTGAATGTCGTCGTGAAGACGTTGGACAAGGCGCAGTCAATCGCCATCGTCGTCGCGTTGAACGTCACCGCAACCGGAGCGGTGTAGGCGAACGTGAACCGCCCACCAGCCGGAGCCGTTGTGCCGACAGCAGCGGGAGACGCGAGGTAGTTCGTCAGGCCCGTGCCCGACAATGCGCCGTTCAGGACGGTTGCACCGGCCATCGTGCCGCCTGCCGTGGCGAGGTAAGGTGAAACCCAGCCGTTCGTTGCGGTGTTCGCTGAGATGCTTGCGAGGGCAGCGTTGACGAACCGCAGGAACCCGTCCAAGTCTGGAAAGACGGAATCACTCCCGGCAGGAGAATTGCTCGCCGGGGTTGTGGACAGATCGGCGAATGATGTAGGGATGGCCATCAGTTATCCTTCGGGCGTAAAAAAGCCCGCTCAGGGCGGGCATGGGGTGCGCAATGTCTGCGTTTATTACTTACAAACTGCTGAAGCTGGGCGCGCTTGCGCTAGTTGTCTTTTTGCTCGGCTGCTTCGGGTTTTTCAGTCGCTCACAGCCAGAGGAGCAACACGACGAGAAACATCCTGAAGCGCCCTGATCGTCTTGAGATCAACAGCCTTCATAAACTGCGCATCGTTCAATGCAGCCGCTGCCGCCTTCGGATCAGCCAACAACGCTGCAATCGTTTTGCCCTTGTTGACCTTCACAGACTCAGCCAGAGCCGACCGGATTGATTCCGCACCGATACCCTTGACGGCCAGCGCGCCCGCGATCTTCTTCGTCACAGGCGCATCAAGCAGGCCAGCACCCATCGCGCGAGTAATCTTCGCCTGAGTGTCAGACCCCAGCAGGCCAGGAACAGCAGCCGCTGCGTCAGCGTTCTTGATGTCAGCCGCAACACTGCTGACGACTTTCAATTGATCCGGCGTCAGAGCCTCAAGCAGCCCAGGCATCCGCGTTTCCACATATCGAGGCAACGCCGCCCCAAGTTGACCGGAGCCCTTCGTTTTGGATGCCGCGTCAGTCATGATGAATTGACGCAGAACATCCATCGTCGGGCCGCTGTTTTGAGCGTTGAGCGTGTTGCGCAGATTCGCCACATCGCCCGCCAAACCCGATCCGCCGTGCCAAATCTTGTTGGTGATCTCGTCGCCAGTGAGCGCGTAATCTTGCCCAACAGGACGCCTCAGAATCGATCCGATGTTGTTGCTCTGCTTGTATAGCTCGGCATTCCGGCGAGTCAGATCGCGCACGCCCATGTATTGATCACGGAACCCAGCAGGCATGACGTCGCCCACATTCAAATTCCCAGCCGCCGCGTCATCGACTCGCGCCAGCATTTGAGACTTCAACGCGCTGAGAACGCCCGCTTCCGTGTCGCCGCCTTCTCGACTTCCAACCTTTGCCCCGAGATCGCCAGCACTTCTCAGCAACCGCTGATAGTCGGCAAACTTGACCGGAACTTTGATTTTGTCCAGCCCAGGCGCATCGCCCATTGCAGACTCAGCCGCCGCCCTGTAGTTAGACGACAAATCTGCGTTTGCAGAAAACGCATCAGAGCCAGAATCGCGCAGCATGTTGATGAGCGTGTCTGGATCATCGTTTGGAAGATACCCAGCCTCCCACATTTTTTCTGCCATACGCTCGACAGACTGGCCGCGATTCTTGTAGACAACCCGGCCCAAGCCGCCCTGCCGAAGCATCTGCAATTCGCCGCGAAACTGCTTGCCTGAAATCGTGTTTTCGTTGATCCCGCCCGCCATCTTCACAGCGTTGAGCAAGGATGTCTGTTTGGCCTGCTTTGTTGCGCCAATGGCAGGGATGTCAATCATGCCGATGCCCTTGGCCTCGTCCATGATGGCACGCGCGTCCTTACCTGCGCCAACCGTACCCGGCCCAAGCGGAGACATCGCCTCGTGCATCTGATCCAACGGCAAGTGCAACGCGACATTCTCACGAGCCGCGCGCCCATACAACGCTTCCCATGCGTCACGAGCCGCGCCACGATCATCCGCAGCCTGCGTCCGAAGCACCGACCCGATACGATCGCCAGCGCGTGTAGCCTCTTCTTTCGCCGCGCCTAGATACGTCTGCGCGCCTTCACGCTCCAACGCCGCCAGTCGAGCCAGCCCCTGCGAGTCATACTGCTTCAACAGCACATCCCCGCCAGGACCGCCAGCCGCGATGCGTTCCAGCATCTTCACGGACGGATCATTTGCGCCCTGCGTTTGCAAGGCTTGTGAAACTGTCAACTGAGAGCCAGGAACAATCTCAGTCGGCGCGCGCTCCAACGCAGCCGCCAACTTCTTGCCCTGCTCGGTTGTGATGTCTAGCGCCTTCGCAAGAACGCGCCCTTCGTCAGAACGTGGGGCATGAGTCTTCTTGTAAATCGCCGTCCCGACTTTGCCAGCGCCTTGCAATACAAACGGAGCGGCCCCACCGATGGCAGCACCAGACAGAGCATCCGATGGATTCACTAGGCCAGCCGCCGCACCGCCTGTCACAGCGCCACCAACAGCACGCAACCCAACACCCGCCGCGCCACGAATGCCACCAGCACGCATCCCGCCAGTTGCAATCGCCTCTGCCAACGGAGCCAGCGCAGGAACATACTTCAATGGCGCGGCAATGGCCCCGCCAATCGGCCACGTCGCTGCAACCTCAGATGCCAACTTGCCGCCCGCGTAATAGTTCGACTCGCTGTTTGCCTGATCCATCTCGGACTGGACTGCAACACTGCTGTCGAGATAGTCTCCTACCGCAGTGCCGCGAGTCAAAGCACGAACCGGCGTCAGAATCGTGTTTCCAATCCCGGCCATGCCACGGAAAACGCCTTCAGCAGACTCGCGCAGCCTGTTTCGACTTGGATCGATACCAGCCTCTGCAAACAGATCGCGCGGACCCGCCGACTTGACGGGGACGATGCCAGCCTCTGCAAACAGATCGCGCGCCATTACTTCAGCCCCAATTGCTTCTTCACCTGCTCAACCGACATGCCGTATTTGAGCGCCGTGTTTCGGATGTCTGCCTCCGACGGAGCGCCGTCAAAACTTCCTGTCTTGCCATCGTTCGGCATCTTTCCATCCATGACGCCCAGCCAGTTTTGGTAATGCCGCTCGATTTTTGCGATTGCTTCTCGCAGTTGTTTCGGAGATTGCGCCTGATCCAAAGACGCGACAGTTGATTGCAACGCCGTCAATTCTTGAACTGCGACCGCGCCCAACGCCCCGCCAGTCGGGGAGTTGTCCCGCATCTGTTGCAACCGATCAAAACCTAGATTGGCTTTGATGGTTTCAAGTTTTGCGGACAGGTTCCGCGCATCTGTTGCGGGCAATAAAGTGAGCCACGAGCCAACGCCCGCTGTATTCATGCCAACGAGCTTTTTGGCATCGCCCAGCGTCTCAAGAACGCTGCCTGCCTGCTGCATCTGCGCATTCTTTTTGGCTTCCGCCTTTGCGCCGATTTCGCCAGCCTTGATGTCCGCAGGACCGCCAGGAATTGCCTCAAGCGTTCCATCTGCCTTCAACCTGTATCCGACAGGGATTTTCCCCATCGCCGTGCCCTGCGTTGTCGCTGCGATAGTTTCTCGATCTCTTGCATCGCGCATGTTCTGCCCGCGCATGGCGACGGCATTGTCCGCAACGGAGTCGGGAGACTGCCCGAACTGGAATGACTGCCCGCCTTGCACGGCGTTCTTGTCGATCACTTCCATGCGGTTGCCGAGGCTTTGCAGGGCAATATCAGGCTTCACGCCATACGGCAAAACCTCGTGGCTCCCGTCTTTGTAGAACGCCACGTTCACCATCTTGCCGTCCGGTGCCTTCATCTGCTCCAACTTGGAGAGTTCACGCGCCTTCGGCTGCATCCCCGCCACGAAGTCCAGCGGCTTGATCTGCCCCAATTGCAGCGCCAAACGTTGAGCGCCCGCCGTGTCTAGCGGGTTTTGCGCCACGAAGTCGCGGAGTTGCGCCTCACGCTGTTGTGCTTCCGCTTCCTGCTGACGCTTCGCCTGCGCGTCCATCATCTGCTGTTGCAGCAGTTGCATCCGAAGTTGCTCCTGCGCCTGCTTTGCGATGTCCTGCTTTGCCTGCCCGCGATCATTCAGCGCGCCGAGGACGGACGGACCGAGCGCCCGCATGAAACCGCCCGGAGCATTGGACATGCGAGCCCCGAAGGACAGCAAACCGAGCGTGCCCGGATCGTCAAACCCGCCTGTATCGAGAAGTCCCATTGCTTACCCCAAAAGTCCTGAATAGCGCCACAACCCGTCGTTCTTCTGTCCCTTGCGAGGCAGCGTGATCAGCCCGATCCCGTCGTCTTGTCCGAGCGTTGCCGTTGCAGTCGGGCTCCATCCCGTCCGATCAATCGTCGGGCGATACCCGTCATCCTTGTAGCCACCCGAGCCCGAGGTTGATCCCGTAGCACCGCCGATGGCCCCCGCTGCGCCTGCTGCGATCTGGCCTAGTTGGGATGGAGTTAGCGCGCTAACCGCATTGCCGACTGTCTGAGCAACGCCACCCAGCGAAAACGGAGAGCCCGTAGAACCCGTCCCCAACCGCCCGCCCGAGCCAGTCGGCGTGAACAGGTTTGTGCCCGTCCCAGGCTTCACAGAAAGGCCGTTGCCGTTCGCACCGCCCGTGTTTGTCGATAGCCCGTCGCCGTTGTTGTTGATCGGGTCGGTGCCCTTCAGGATGTCGAAATTCGTCTTCCCGAGATACGAGTTCGCAACCGAGCCCGCACCCAATCCGCCCCACGGATCAGACGTTGGGACAAGGCCCGCGCCGCTGCCGCCGATGCCCGTCGAGTCTCCGAACTTGAGCCCGCCTGTAGAGAAGTCCGTCCCGAGCTTCGTGCCGTCTGCGTTGAGTCCGTAATCACCGAACTTGCCGGGTTCCGAGCCGCCGAGACTCGGCAGAGACAGCCCGTTGTCAGCCGCGTATTGACTGAGCTTGTCGCCTGCCCATGAGCCGAGTTCGTGGCCCGCGTAGGTCATCCCGGCCGCCTTGATCGCGTCCCATGCTTCACCGCCCTGCGCGATGTTCATGCCTGCCGAGAGTGCCGAGGCTGCAATCGGGCCGAAGCCGGGAATGAACGATGCCGCGATGGGCAGCAGCTTGCCTGCCACGCCTAGATCAGTCGTGGAGGACTTCCACTTCGGCACGATCAGCGGGTTGCCGTTCGCGTCTTTGCGGATGTCGTAATCGACTCGCCCGGTGCCCTTTGCGGACATGCCAAGTTGATCCTTCTCGCGTGTGCTGAGAGGTTGCCCGGTGGCCTTGTTGATCAGCGAGCCGTCAGCACCGAAGCCGAGTTGATCGAGACTGCTGATTCCCTGCGAGGACAGCAATCCAGCCGCATCGTATGCGTTGTAATTGCCCGTCTCGGCTTGCCATGTGTAGCCGTTGTCCTTCGCCTGCTTTTGGAACTGATCGTAGATCGTCCCGCGTGCGATGTTGTTCCCGGTGCGTTCTGCCGCTGGTGCAGCCGTTACCTGATAGTACGGATTGATCTTGTCGGAATAGGCTCTGACGGAGGCTTGATCGGTTCCATATCCGCCGCCGACCTCGAACGTGCCGATGTCGTTGTGGATGGCGTCATAGATTTTCGGATCGAGTCCGTTGTTCTGCTGGACGGTACGGAACAGGTTTCCGGCAAACGTGTTGCCCGTTCCCGTCGATTGCATCGCGCCCCATTGGTCTTGAGTGACGGGCACGCGCCCGCCGACTAGGGCAGCGTTGCTGGTGGGGATGACTGGTGCTTTTGCTGCAACCGGAGCCGCCGCTACCGGAGCCTGCCCGGACGATGCGCCTGGTGAAGTCAGCAGCCCGCCCGATGTCGGAGTCGGGAGTTGTGCCGGAGTCGCACCAGCCGCAGGGCGATCGTACTGACTACCGAGGTAGTTGGTGACGCCCGAGCGCGGATCGGTGTAATACGCCTTGCCTTGATTGGTGTACCCGGTGATCTGCATATCAGCCTCCGAAGATGCCTTTGGGGCCAAAGATGCCGTTGTACAAACCGATCCCCGTGCTTGCCCCGCCAACGATCTGATTCCACATCGACGGATCGGCTTCCGACTGAGACGTTGTGCCGCCCTTGTTGCTGAAGCCGAGGTTCTGACCGTAGTTGTTCAACTGCTGCTGCGGGTAGTTGCGAGCGTCTTGGAAGAACTGGTTTTGCTGCGCCTGATAACCCGAATTGAACGTCTGCTGTTGTGCGCCAGCGTTCAGGAGAGCATTTGTGTCCATGTAGTCGTTCTGCGCGAACTGCGGAGCCGCATTCATGGCCGAGTTCTGATAGCCGCGCTCCGTGTTGTATGCCTGCCCGCGCATATCTGAGGCCACACGGCCTAGGTTGCGCTGCAAGTTATCGCGGTCATACGCAGCCGCTTCCATCACCCCGGAGTTGCCGAACGAACCCGATCCTTGCATGGCTTTGTCCCATGCGGGCTTGTTCGTCATGTTGTACGCGCGGGTCATGTCGCCTTGAGCATCGGCGATGTTCTGCGCGAGATAGGGATTCTTGTTGATGTAGTCGCCGTTGATGGTTGACTGCATCTGCGTGTTCGCCGCAGACATGACGGGTGAGCCTTCCATCGCTCGATTCGCCACCGCCTGCCAGCCGCTTTGGAGCAGGTTGTTTGGAGCAGCATAGGTGCCCGGAGCCTGCTTATATGGCGTGTTTGCGACCGACTGAGCGCGGCCCGCAAAGTCGCGCATGTATTGCTCCATCCACGGAAGCGGGGCATTGGTTGTGGTGTTTGTCGCCATGATTTACCTCAAGAGTTCGGCCATGCCGCCGATGGAAGGATGCTGCAATCGAGAGCCTTACGAACAACCCGCACTTCTGCGAGATTGCCGACTAGAACGCGGGACGTGATAGCACCGTCACCGCCAACCCAAATCTTGCCCGCGCTGTTTGCAATCGAGCCGGTGTAGACAGAGTGAGCGACTTCGACAGCGTTCACCCACAGAGTCGTCATTGAGCCAAGTTTGCGGACTGCAACCTGCGCCCATGTATTGATCGGAACCGAGCCGCCAACGAGGTTGATGCACTCCACGAATGGAGATGACCACGCCAGGAAGCCGAGTTGGTTGTTGAACAGATAGAAGAACCAGCCCACGTCACTCGCCGGAACCGCCCGGTTTGTGATGATGGTTTGCACCGCTGCGGTTGTTGTTGGCCTGACAGCCGCTTGAATCGTGAAGTCGCCCGACCCGAAGTTGAAGTCCGTCGAGGCTGGAAATTCCAGATAACTCGATGTCCCTGAATAAAGCCCCGACGAACCGTTGTAGATGCTTTGAGCCGTGGACGTTGTGACCGTGCCTACCTTCGTCGCCGTCCGAGCAAACGAGGAGTTGTCTGGAAACGAAACCCCCGCGTTTGCGCCGTTCAGGTGCAGGAGCAGGATGGCATCGACAAAGCTAGACGGGCTGGTTTCTCCACCGTAGTTCAGAGGCTGAACCTGCGGGATCATGTGACCCCTGTTCCTGAGACGCGCCATTCGGTTGCCGTCTCTTTGTAGAGAGTACAAATACCATTTGCCGCCAGCGTCCTCGTGCCCGTTGTCCCTGAGCCTGCAAGCCTCAACGTGTCCGTCGTGATTGCAATCGACACCACGCCCGCGCCGTTCTGGTTTATCACTGTGATAACCGCGCCGAGAGGGAACGCCACCGAACTATTAGCCGGGATCGTCAGAGTCCGCGCCGTCGTGTCCGCGCTTGGATGTAGAACACTTCTCCCGCCGTCGTCTAGAACAAGCGTGTAGTTCGCTGAGAACGTCCGTTGTGGAAGGTTCGCATCGATGTTCGATCTGGCCTCAACCCAATCCGTCCCCGACACGTTCGTTGAACCGCTTGTGAGACGGAACCACCCCAACAGCGTCTGCCCGCCGTTCACGATGGACGGAGCAGAGTTGCGGACAAAGTCGCCCTGCTTCCATGTCCCCGTGGTTGGGACAGTCGTCGCCGCGTTTGTCACAGCCGAAACCTTGCCTTCGGTCAGGTCGTTCACCTGCTTTGCCGTGTCGCGGAACAGGTCCGTCAGCTTGCGGATCAGTTGCCCGGAGTCAGCCGGGAAGCGCGGGAAGGGATCGAGCCTCATCAGTCCGTGCTCTTGTTTCGATCAAATAGGAACGGGGAGAGAAGGCCCATTCCTCCGATGCTTGCGAGTAGGTCGGCGCTGTCTTTCTTGAACGGATCGAAGGCCGCGAAGCGGGAGCGAAGCCGAGCCGGGTTGGTTGTAACGTCCCACTGCTCGCCGATGTTGCGCCGCATGGTGTGCCCATCGAAACCCATCAACGGCACAGAGTCATAGCCAACACCGCGCAAAGCGGTTTCCACATCGCCGCCCGTTTTCAATGACACTGGCGCATCGAAATCTGTGTAATGGATGACAAAGCGGCCATCCGTGCTTTTGTCAATCCACGGCTGCGTCCGTTCATACCCGCCGCCGAACTGCTCCGCGTTTGCTTGCTGATTTCTGAAGAAATCTTTTGCGCTACTTACATCGTCTGCACTGAACATTGCCTGCTTGATGTTTTGCGGGAATCGGGCTTTGTCAGCAGGCAACATTTGATCCGCCATGAACGAGCCGACACGATCAAGCTGGGCCTGCGACGGAGCCTCTAAATCAAGATGGTTTTTGCGATTCAGCAGCAGAGGCATCACCGCGCCATCTTCGCCCGTGTACGCCTTGCTTGAGGCCGTCAGCGGATCAGTTGATGTGTAGGTGCCGACTCCGTAGGCATCGCCAGAGCGAACCGAGCCCGCAGCGCCCCCAGGGATAAATTCTTTGATCGGTTCTGGCGTTCTTGTGCCGTGGAACACTTCCGTATCAAACCCCATCGCCTGCGCCCGCTCCATCGGCGTGTTGTCTGGACGCAGCCCTAGCCCGCCTTCGCTGATTGGCTTTGCTGCGTTCTTCTGAGCTATTGCCAAATCCTTGGCCCTAGGTGCCGATTTCTTGGACGCAACAACAATTGCACCCGTCTGAGGATTCAGCATCGGACGTGCTGCTGCGTTCTCGCCTACCTTCAGGAGTCCTGACGCGATCTGCGGTGCCTTGGCTGCGGCAATCATCGGGAGAACACCGCCGACAGATTCACCCAACAGCCCACCGATGCCGGGAGCGTCAGCAGTGAGCCCTTTCGCCCGCATCCAGTCCGAGCCGCCTACCGGAGTGCCGACGTTGACGCCTGCTTTCTTAAGCAGCCACGCCAGCCCGTCAACAGGTGCGGAAACATTCGACGCAGCGGCATTGCTCGCGCCTTGGAGGAAGTTCAGTAGTCCGCTCATCTCCGCCCTCTCTCCACCCATTCCGGCCTGCAAGCAGTCACGGTGTAGTCGCCTGTCGTGTCCACCTTGAACCGATGAAACCGCGCCGTCTGCCGCATGTTGTGCCGCCCGTCTGCCTGAGACGAACTTGAGCCCGTCGCCGTCAGATCGCCTTCAGCGTCCTTCGTGTAGCCCGTGGCTGTTGAAGTCGTCGGGGCGGACAGATACCGGACGCGCAGGTTTTTGCACGTCCTGTAGCCCTCGTCGTCACCGACATCGCCGGTTGTCCACGAGGAGGAAACGCACTCGCCTGTCAGGGATGCGATCTGGTGAGAGGAGTTGACGACTGCCGAGCTTGTCGCGCCGCTGATCCAGGTCAGTGAGTCATAGGAAATAGATGGGCTCGCGTCATAGGTCGTCACCAACACGCTGCCGCCGTCATAGGTGAACGTGGGCGAGGTGTACGAAACCACCGCTTCCACCGTCGCGTGCGCGAGGCCCCATTTCTGAGTCAGGACGTGATAGACAGCGCAGCGATTCACCGCACCTGAACCGCCCGCCGAAGCGTAGTAAATCCAGACGAGGTGCCGAGGACGATCCCAGAGAAGAATCGTCTTGAACTGCGACACGCCCGCCATGTCGTCAAACAGCCACTTGCGAATCGTGCCGGTGGCGATAGGTCTAGGGGTTGTGCCGTCGAAGATATAGACGTTGTCCCTGCCGACGAAGACATGGCCCACAACCGTATCAACAACCGCGTCTTGCCCGACGCAGCCGACATCCGTCGAAACCTGCGCCCATCTCCACACTTCCGGTGCGCCGACGTAGGTGCCGACGAACATGGAGCCGGACTTGTAGGCCACGATGTTGTCACCGAACCGACGAGCCGCAGTGATGGCCCCGGAGCCGCCGATCAGTCGGCCTTTAACGCACTGATTCGAGACGGAGAGAGTCCAGTTCGTGTCATCGAGGTATGCCGAGCAATACCACTCATCAGCGAATGAGGACGTATTGAACGCAACCGCGAAGCCCTGAGCCGCTTCGATGATCTTGGCTGATGGTGCCCCGGCGATGTCTGCAAATGCACCCGAGGTTGAGCGTTGAATCGGGGCGGATGGAGTCGCCGCCAGAGTCGCATCGGCATACTGGATGAAACTCCAGCGATCATCTGTGCCGAGCGTGTACGAAGCACCCCGCGACACATCCGTCCATGCTGTCGTGCCGAGTTCGTAGAGCTTCGTTGACGTGCCCGCGATAACCCTGCGTGAGCCTGACAGGTTCGTCACTGCTGCGATTCCCCGACAGGCAGCAGCGAGCGCATCGGCACCGACAGACGTTGCAACGGGAGCGCCCCTGAAGCCTCCCTCGAACGGGATCAGATTCGAGCAGTCAACGAGCACTCCGGCCACAGTCGGATCAACGTCGGGAGCGAAGCCGAGGATTGGAGTCATCGCACGCGGGCCACCAGCGGGCCTTGGAACCGATCCCGTCGATCTGTCTCGGTGATGTTGTTGAGCACGTCATCTGCCCGCGCATAGAACGCAGCAGCACGCGCCTCGTCCAAGAGGTAGAGGTGAGCCTCAGACGCCACCCCGAAGAGATAAGCGTCATAAGCTGCGGTGCAAAGCCAGTTGGAGCCTGCCGCAACGAGGCCAGGAACCGACTGGTAATAGACGCCCGTCACATCGCCCGATCCGTCGAACCGGACAGAATCTCCATCGATGGCGTAGAAGTACGGAGCGCCGCTGGTGGCCTGCTGCGAGACAACCGATTCGAGGCTTTGAGGCTTGAGAGGAACACCCTCGTAACCGTCAACCCATAACGCCTTGAACGCCATCCAATCGCTTGGAAGTGAAATCAGATTGTTCGCGTCAATCGTGCCGGTGAATGAGGCTTCCATCTGCCGAACGCGCAACCGGCGATTCACCCGAGCCTCGAACAGAGACACGAACGTCGGGATGTATGCGGCCAAATCGCTGCGGTTGATCCATGCCGGAACATCCGTCAGCAGTTGCGCGTAAGTGGTCATTTCAGAACCTTGTCAAAGGTTGCAAAGGCCGGGTTTGCCTTGATCCATGCGATGCAACGCTTGCGATCAAAGCCGCCGTCCTGCCGGAAGAACTTGGACAGTTCAGCCATCGGGATAAACCCAACGTGCCGCTGCTCGCCCCAACGCTCCCCGGCTGTGTCTGCGCGAATCTGCTTCGCCACCTCGAGGAACGGTTCCGCGTCATACGCCTTGCCGATACGCACACGCCCATCGACACGCTCAACAGTCGTCGTGATGCCCAAATCAGCATCGTGGTCTGATAGCTTGAATGTGGTCATAAAAAAAGGGGAGCCCGAAGGCCCCCCGTCAAGGAGTGTTGAGAATCAGGCGGTCAAATCGGCAATCTTCCCGTTGGCCTTCTCGGTCGTCACCACGGTAAGGACTTCGGTCGAAACCATCTCGCGGTCGTTGTGGCCGTTCTTCGCCAGGGCAGTCGTGCTGAATTCCTGGAACGTGGCAACGCCATACGTTTCCGGGTTCAACACCAGCACCGTGTTTGCCGATGCGGTCGTCTGGACGTAGTTCGGAACAACAGTCAGTTCGCCGAAGTCGGACATATAGACATCAGCGCCGCCGATGATGCGACCCTGCTCCTTCTTGCCCACTTGATAGCGGTTGACAGCGATACCAGCAAAGCCGGAGAACGTGCCCTTGTGCGAAGGCGTCATGCTGATGAACGACGGCATTTCACCGCTGTTCGCATAGATCGACTGCATGACAGTCTTCAGCATGGCTTCCGTCCAGGTCCGGTTCGTGCCAGCGGTCGGAGCCACCAAGTGCGTGCCCGAAGCCGGAGAAGCGGTCGAACCACCGACGCCGTGCGACGTGTTGGTATAGATCGCAGCGCCGATGCCGAACGACTTGCGGGCAGTGGTGGAGTTGCCCACAACAGCCGCGTTGTTCGAGATCAACATGGCCTCAATGTCGCGCTTCAGTTCCGGGATTGCCTTCATGGCAATCTGATACTTCATCTCGTCCGAACGCCCTGCGTGGTTCGTCTTGCGCTGCGAGGTCGAAACAACTGCGATCTTGTCGAAAATCTGAGCGTAGTTGCCGATCCGCTCAGTTGCCACCAGAGCGTCAGCGGTAACGTCGTCACCTTCAACGGCTGCGTTGTCCTTGTTCGGAGCGGCCAGCGTGTCACGCTGCCACTCGTGGAACTTGGCAGATGCCTTGAACTTGCGGCCTGCGGACATCACCGGAGTTTTTTCCGGCGAAACCATATAAATTTTGTCTTGCAGGTCTTCACGGTTGCCGACAGCGTCGTACGTGTCAAACGTGTTGGTAGGTTGAGTCATTTTTGATCCTTAGAGGAAATTGATGAGTTCTTCTGCGCGACCTGTCTTCCTGAGACGGTCAGCAGCAGAGCGGTTTTCTTGAACACGCTTGGGCGTAGGAGCAACCGGGCGGCTTGCCTTCGGTGCCTCGTTCGCCTTCTGCATGGGCTTGGCTGTTTGGAGCGCATCCCACTTGGCAGCTTTCACAAGCGCGTGCATCCATCTCGGGTCAGCCGTCCGTTGCATTTCTTCCGGCGTGTAACCGAGCTTGATGCCCTGGTCATAGGTGTTCTTGCTGTCCTTCTCGGACAACTTGCCGACTCGCCTTTGCAGTTCTGCCCTGCCGAGTTCCATCTGTCTTTCAAGATGCTGAACACGTTGTTGCTCAAACTGCTGTGCCTTGCCTTGGAGTTCGGTCTGCTTGGCTGACAGTTGCTGTTGCAAATGCTGTCGGCTGAGACTCAATCTCAGGGCTTGCTGCGGGTCTTCCGTGATCAACGAGTTCCAGTCAACCGAGTCGAACTGTGCTGCCTGCTTTTGCAGCGCCTGCAATTCACTCAGGTCTGATAACGATGCGTTGATCAACGATTCGCGGGCTTCGAGATACTGCTGGCGATCCTCAACGGATCGGCGCTGTTCTGCGACTTCCTGCGTTTTCTGCGTGTAATCCTTTTGACGGAGGATTGCTTCCGCTACCTTTTTCGGAACCCGGAACTTCTCGCCTTCGAGATCGACTTCGTCATCTTCGGCAGGTTGCTCATCGCTGAGTTCCGCTTCGGGTTCGTCGTCCGACTCTTCCGGCGTTTCGTCTTCGGTTTCCTCTGGCTCGATGGCCGGTTTCTCGTCAGAGAAAACCAGTTTGTTCATCGTGTCCATCAGGCTGTCTTCGGTCACTCCCTGTTCTGGGTTGGTGTCCATCGTTCCACTCTCCCGCGGGGCGTCTCTCGACGTTGCCGCATCAGCTACAGACAACAAAAAAGCGCCCGACGGCGCTGTCTATGGAGGTTGTCTAACTCCTAGATTTCAGGCGAGGTTGAACCTCTGCCGAAGTGTTTTCTTCTCCTCGAAACGCTTGAGGTTCTCGGATGCCAGTTGCCCCGTCTTGACGTAGCCGACGAGGATCGAACGGAACTTCTTCGATGTCTTCATCAACTGCCAAAGTGCCTCTTTGCCTTCGGTGTCCCGAGACGGGCAATCACTCCACATCGTCACAACCTCCGCTTCGATGGCGTCGAGTGCTTCCGTCAGCAGTTCGTTATCGAGCAGCATCTGAGCGCGTTGCCCGCGTGTCTGTTCTTCGATCAGTTTCATCCGTGTCCTAGAGTGCTAGAAGCAGCAGTTCAACGTCTTCGTCGTCCTGCATTTGATCGAACATCGCCAGAATCTGCTGATAGTGGCGGGATTGCATCGCAGCATCGAACTGCTCGATTTCCCCGATCAGGTCGGCGTAGTCCTCCACCCGTCCGAGATCGATGACCGGAGTGATAGAAGGCTCAGGCGCGGCCTTCTTCGCCGCCTTCTTGCCCTTCTTGACGGGTTTAGGACTCAGTACCTGCCGAGCCTCTTCCGGCGAGTCCACAACGACAAATTTGCCGTCAACTTCGATCAGATATTTCGGCTTGCGCTTCGGCTTGACTCCGCGTCTGATCCGCCCCTCGCCGCCGCCTTCACCGTCTCTTGTTGTCGTGACGTTCGTGAACGCCGCCGTATCGCTTCCCGACTCACTTGCTGCCAGCGTCCCGCTGATCGCCGACGCTGCCGTTCCGGTGAATGCTGCCGTGTCGCTGCCCGACTCCGTTGCGGACAGAGTGCCGTCAATGAGCACGTCACCTGCGAACGCTGCCGTATCTGAGCCGCTTTCCGTCGCGGCCAGGGCTCCATCGATAAGCACATCGCCAGCAAATGCAGCGGTGTCTGAGCCTGTTTCCGTCGCTGCGAGCGTGCCTGTCGTGACAACCGCAGAGGTTCCGGTGAACGCTGCGGTATCTGATCCCGACTCAGTCGCTGCGAGCGTGCCGGTGATGTAGACATCGCCTGCAAGTGCCGCCGTGTCCGAGCCTGTCTCGGATGCTGCGAGCGTTCCATCAATGAGGACATCGCCAGCGAATGAGGCTGTATCGCTCCCCGTCTCTGTCGCTGCGAGTGTTCCGGTGATGCTGCCTGGGGCAGCCGCCGTGACCGGCACCCATATCCTGCGCGGCGCGAACAGTTGCCACGGATTTTCATTGAGGTGCCGGACTTCAGCCGCCGTTAACGCCCTGCCCCACAGTCCAAAAAATTGCAGCCGGCCATCTGTCGTAAACAGATTCCGCGCATTGAATATAAGTAGCTTCCCGGTGCCAGATGGTGTGACGCCCGATGACGCCACAAAGGACATCGCGTACATCTGACCATTGGTCAGTGCCGTCGTCGCTGGGTTGTTTCCGCTGAGTGCTACACCATCCCTGTAGATCGTTCCAATGCCGACCGCGTTAGTCCCGAATCGGGGCTTGTTAACATCCCCAACTGCGCCGAAGCTATTGCCTAGGTTCCCCTCCCAAAATA